TTTTTTGAAAATTGGCCTAAAAATACAATGAAAAAAATTGTTAAATTGCATTTGCCTTGGGCAGCAAGAATACCTGAAGGATATAAACTTTTGTTATTACACCCTATGTATTTGGATGATAATAGATTTACGGTTTGTTCTGGTATCTACGACCCACAATTAGGTATTGCTGATATTGGTACTGTTCCTTTATTTTGGCATAGTTTAGAAGGTAATTATACAATTACAGCAGGCACACCTATAGCACAATTTATATTAATACCAAAAGAAGAACCTGATTTTAAAATTATTGAAGAAACGAATGACAAAAATTTTAAAAAAGAAGAAATTATTACCAAAAAACTTTTAAGTCAAAGTTTTAATGTAAATTATAATCAAATAAAAGAGTTTTGGAAAAAATACGGTTGGTAATATGACCGATATAAAAGATTTAACTTTAGAAGAACATAAAAAAGCTGAATCAGAACCTTTTGTACAAACTCTTATGTCTGGACAAATTCATCCAGAACTATATGCTACTTATCTTTACAATTTGTTACAGTGTTATTCAATATTAGAAAAATATGCTTTTGAAAACGGCCTGTTTAGACATACACCTGGCCTTGAAAGATCACAAAAAATAGATCACGACTTTCGTTCAATTTGGAACAAATCAGAAAAACCACATATTACAAATAGTACATTAAGATATGTTTATCACTTAGATAGTATTAAAAGTGATGCTGAAAAATTATATGCTCATATCTATGTAAGACATATGGGAGATTTATATGGTGGTCAAATAATAAAAAGAAAAACACCTGGCCCAAATACATATCTTGTTTTTTTAAAACCAGAAGAAACAAAAAGAGTTGTAAGAGAAATTATTAATAACTATATGAACACTTATCAAATAAACGTGGTCGCTGAAGCTAAATTATGTTTTGAATATGCTACAGAACTATTTAAGGAGATGAATGATTTGGGAAAATCTTATACAGTGCAAGAATAACATCATAGACATATTAGACATAAATTGTATAGAATATTTTGAGGACGGTATGGACCGTTTTAATAAAACAGGTTGGGTCAATCGTACTTGGAAAAATGAAAATGTAAGACGAGCACACGTTGATGTGGTTGATGCCAGAGAAACAAAAGGCCTTTGGATGATGCACGTTTGTTTATTTCCTGGCCTTACAAATGGCGGACCTATTTACGGCTTTGATGTCATAGCAGGCAAGAATAAAGTAACAGGTGCCTTTCACGATTTTTCACCATTGTTAAATAAAGAACACGCATTAACGAATTGGTTTATCAATGAAACAAAATGGTATAAACCGAGTAAAGAGAGAGAATTACCAGAATGGGCCAAGGCAATCTTCAGTAAAGGAATGATTGCCGCTGGTAATATACAAACTGAAGAAGAATTGTTCCAGGTCACAACAATGGCTGAAAGTAATCTACATAATTATTTAGATAAAATAGGTGACTTTAAAAATGATTCAAAAGAGAAAGATGTTATAAAGGCACAAAATTATTATTGTGAGCATCAACAACAAAACCCACATACACCTAGAGTAATGTTGTCTTTAGGTTTAAATGAAGAAGATGTATTAGTTTTTAATAAACACCATCTTTTTCCAAAAATAAATAACTAATATGAAATACATTATTATTTTTTTGATGTTTTTATCATCAGTTGTAAAGGCAGATGAAAAGAAAATATCTGATTTAGAAAAAAGAATTAGTCAATTAGAAGCAAATAAACTTTCAATACCTAAAGGCCTATTCATCACAGGCGAAATAGAAGCTTATTATGATGATCGTACTTATGATAGTGGTATAGACTCCAGAGCCGAATTACAGATAGGCATTACACATAAATTTAATAATTCTTATGTTAATTGGACTGGTGCTTCAATGTTATATGATACTTATTATTCGTTAGATACTTCTTTAAACAATACAATACAAGAAAAACAAATGGGTATTGGTAATGACTATTACAGATTGTATCTTGGTGAAACAGACGCACAACGTTTAGGTTTTGCAAAGACTCCAAAGGTCGGTGCACCACTAATTATTACACAAACAAATTCAAGGCTAGATCATAGAGAAAAAACAGTTCTTGCTATAGGTGGTTTTAATTGGGAGAGATGCTTTATATACAGGTGCAACTGTAGGACTTTTTGGATATGCTGATTTGTCTTATATGCAAATTAAAAATCCAAAAAGTTCAACAAGTGCTGCTACATTTAATGAACGAACACAACAAGGTTGGTCAATAGGTGGTACTTTATATCGTTGGAATATTCCTTTGATTTGTGGAGCAGAAGTTTGGGACGATAAAGATACAGGCTTTGCCGAAAAAAACAGATATGATTATGGCCTATTATACAGTTTTAATGAACGCATTTATGGTACTGTTCACAGAACAGAAAATGATGATCTAGGATTTACAGGCAATTATTGGGGACTTGTTTACAATATACACACTGAAGATGATAAACATAAAAGGCCTGATAAAAGAGCTGGTTTAGAATTTGGTTTGTATTACCACGATAAAGAACAAACATCAGTATATACAGGCGTATATAAAGACTATAACCCACAGTTATTAGCCACAATTCGTTATAAGTTCTAATTTTTTTTATATAAATAGTAGAGTTATGGCAAATCCATCTACTAGAGAAACACTTAAACAATATGCTTTAAGAGCATTAGGTAAACCAGTAATAGAGATAAATGTTGATGATGATCAGTTAGAAGATAGACTGGATGAAGCGTTACAATTCTATGCTCAGTATCATTATGACGGTATTCGTAGAACATATTTAAAATATCAAGTTACAGAAGCTGATAAAGCTAGATTACAAGCCTCTATACCAAATTCAGAAACAGCAACAAAAAATGCTGTAAGTTCTACTTGGTATGAAGCGAATAATTATCTAGTAGTACCAGAAACAGTTATAGCAGTTACAAACATATTTCCATTTTCGGATAAATCAAGTATGAATATGTTTGACGTTAGATACCAATTACGTTTAAATGATCTTTACGATTTTGCTTCAACATCAATTATCAACTATGATATGGTATTAAGACACTTAGATTTCTTAGATCAGATATTAGTAGGTATGAAACCTATCAGATTTCAACAGCACGATAACAGATTATATATTGATATGGATTGGGTTAATGATTTAAATGTTGGAGAATTTTTAATTATTGACTGTTATCGTAAATTAGATCCAACTACGTACACAGACGTATTTAACGATCAATGGTTAAAAAGATATACAACAGCGTTATTTAAAAAACAATGGGGTGCTAATTTAAGTAAATTTGATGGAGTCATAATGCTAGGCGGTGTTAAATTAAATGGAGAAAAAATTTTTACAGACGCCCAAACAGATATTGAAAAATTAGAAAAAGAAATAAGAGATAGTTTTGAAATAGCGCCAGCATTTTTAGTAGGTTAATATGCCAGTAAATCATTATTTTCAAGGCGGCCACGGAATTGGCAATCAAGCTGAGAAAATACTTTATGAAGATTTAATTGTAGAAGGCCTAAAAATCTATGGCCACGATGTCTATTATTTACCAAGAACATTAGTTAATAGAGATTTAATACTAGGCGAAGATACTTCAAGTAAGTTTGATGATAGTTATATGATTGAGATGTATTTTGAAACAACTGAAGGATTTGCAGGTCAAAAAGAATTAATCAATAAGTTTGGATTAGAAATAAGAGAAGATACAACATTTGTTATTGCAAAAAGAAGTTGGCAAAATCAAGTAGATAATCCAGCTACTCAAATTGTAGAAGGCCGACCTAATGAAGGAGATATTATATATTTTCCTTTGATGAACAGCTTTTTTGAAATACAATTTGTTGAAGATCAAGAACCACTTTTTCAATTAGGTAGTTTACCTGTTTATAAATTAAGAGTTACACGTTGGGAATACAGTTCAGAAGAATTAAATACAGGTATATCTGAAATAGATGATAAAGAAACACAATATTCATTAAACTTATTATTAAATAGATTTGCACTTGAGGATGAAAGTGGTTCATTACAATTAGAACAAGACCAATCATCAGGTCAAGCAAACTTTTTATTAAATGAAGAAGCTACAACGACAACAACTGTGGCTACGCAATCTACTTATTCAGATAATTTAGATTTAGATACAGAAGCTGGTTTCGACACACAATCTGTGTCTGATGATATATTAGATTTTACAGAAAGAAACCCATTTGGAGAAATTGATTAATGTTTGGTAATTTTTTTTATAATGAAGGAATGAGAAAGATCATAATTGCATTTGGTCAATTATTTAATAATATAGTTATTCAATCAACGTCAAGCACTGGTGCCGTAACTAAAAGAATAAAAGTTCCTTTAGCTTATGCACCTAAAGAAAAGTTTTTAGTAAGATTAGATCAGAAACCAGATTTAGATGATCGTAGTTTTGCAATTACATTACCAAGATTAGGATTTGAAATATCTGGCCTTGCTTATGACTCAACAAGAAAACTAACAAGAGTTCAAAAATTTAGAAAAGTAAAAGCTGGCGAATCAGGTGAGGTTCACAATTTTAATTATGTTCCTGTGCCTTACAATATAAGTTTAAATCTTTATGCATTTACTGCTACAGCAGAAAATGGTTTGCAAATTGTAGAACAAATACTTCCTTTTTTTCAACCAGATTATACTGTAACTGTGAATGTTTTGCCTGCTTTAAATATAAAAAGAGATATACCGATAATTTTAAATACTGTAACTTATGAAGATAGTTATACTGCTGATTTTACGACTCGTAGAGCCGTTATATATACCTTAAACTTTACTGCCAAAACATATTTGTTTGGGCCTATGTCCAATCAAGGTGTTATCAAAACTGTACAATCAGATATTTACACTGATACAGATACAACAACGGCAAAAAGAGAAGAAAGAATTGTAGTAGTGCCTGACCCTACTACAGCTGATGCTGATGATGATTTTGGATTTACAACAACAATAACTTCTTACACTGATAGTAAGAAATATAACCCTACGACTGATACTGATGTTTAATTATGACAAAAATAGAAGATAAAGTAAACGAGATATTAGGCATACCTCCTGAAAATAAACCTACACTAGAGTCTTTAATCAAAATAGACAATCCTTCTGTACCACGTATAGAAGATAAAAATAAAACAGACATTGAAAACGATTATAAATTTAGTAGAGATAATTATTATGATTTAATACAAAAAGGCCAAGAAGCTATTGAAGGTATATTAGAAATTGCAAAAGAAGGCCAACATCCACGTGCCTATGAAGTTGCAGGCCAATTAATAACTAATGTAGCTCAAACAGTTGATAAGTTACAAGATTTACAAAAAAAATTAAAAGAATTAAAAACTGCCACTAAAGGTGCAGACACTAAAATACAAAATGCTTTATTTGTAGGTTCTACTGCTGATTTACAAAAGATGTTGAAAGTTAAAAATGAAAATATTAAAAGCGAAGAAAAATTACCTAAACAAACAGACTTTTCAGATAAGTGATTTAACTTATATAACAAGAATGACTCCTTTAAAAGAGTTATTAAATGGTGAAGATATGATTGAACCTATCAAGGTATTAAAACACGATATAAGAAAAAATCCTATTGGTCCATTAGGTGAAGAATTATTTGATTATTCAAAATATAGAAGTGGTGCTGGTGATTCAAATTTTAAAGAAAAACAATACAGTGTATGGGAAGGAAATCAAAGAGTACAGGCCGCTATACAATTAGGTTACACACATATAGAAGGTATATTAGTCAATGAATGAAGTCTATCTAGGTAATCCAAATTTAAAAAAAGCTAATGTAGCTGTTGAATTTACACAGGAACAAATACAAGAATTTGATAAATGTTCTAAAGATCCTTTATATTTTATACAGAATTACGTAAAGATTGTTTCGTTAGATGAAGGACTTGTACCTTTTAATATGTACGATTTTCAAAAAGAAATGGTTGGAACAATGCACAACAACCGTTTTACTATATGCAAATTACCAAGACAATCAGGTAAATCAACTACGATAGTTTCTTATCTATTGCATTATGTAATCTTTAATCCTAATACTAACGTTGCCATACTTGCAAACAAATCATCTACTGCTAGAGATATATTAGGTAGACTACAATTAGCTTATGAAAATATACCAAAATTTTTACAACAAGGTGTATTAAACTGGAATAAAGGTAGTATTGAATTAGAAAACGGTAGTAAAGTTGTGGCCGCTGCAACTTCTTCAAGTGCAATTCGAGGAGGTTCTTATAACATTATATTCTTAGACGAGTTTGCTTTCGTTCCTGCTACAATTGCAGAACAGTTTTTTAGTTCAGTGTTTCCTACAATATCTTCTGGTAAAAATACTAAAATGATTATTGTTTCTACTCCTCACGGAATGAATATGTATTACAAGTTATGGACTGATGCTGTCAATAAACAAAATGATTATATACCTATTGATGTACATTGGTCAGAAGTTCCAGGTCGTGATGAAAAATGGAAAGAAGAAACAATACGTAACACAAGTAAGGAACAATTTCAACAAGAATTTGAGTGTGAATTTTTAGGTTCAATTGATACATTAATTAATCCTACAAAAATTAAATCAACACCTTATGTTAAACCATTACAATCACAAGGCGGTTTAGATATATTTGAAAGACCTGATAAAAATAAAATATATGTGTGTACAGTTGACGTTGCACGTGGTATTACTAAAGACTATTCTGCTTTCATTATATTTGACGTGACACAAATGCCTTATCGTGTGGTGGCTAAATATCGTAATAATGAAATTAAACCTTTAGTATTTCCAAATATTATAGAACAAACTGTTAAAGGTTATAATCACGCTCATACATTAATTGAAGTAAATGATTTAGGTGGACAAATATCTGATGCTATGCAATTTGATTTAGAATATGATAATTTATTAATGACCACACAAAGAGGCCGTGCAGGTCAAGTTTTAGGTACGGCATTTAGTGGCCGTGGTAGTCAGTTAGGTATTCGTA